ATGACACCTCAGCAGGAAAACGCCCTTCGCAGCATTGCCTGTCAGGCTAATTCTGAAATCAAAAAAGCCAGACAGCAGTTTCCGGATAAAAACGTCGATGACATTTGCCGTAGCGTACTGAAGAAGCACCGCGAAACGGTAACGCTGATGGGATTCACACCGACTCATTTAAGTCTGGCGATCGGCATGTTAAACGGCGTCTTTAAGGAGCGATGAACATGAAAAGCAAAATCATCAGGGAGCTACAGGCTCCTTTTTTATTGTTCGCATTCACCCTCAAGCGTATTAACCAACAATTCAGGGATTAATGGAAGATGGCGGACATCATTGATTCAGCATCAGAAATTGAAGAATTACAGCGCAATACAGCAATAAAAATGCGTCGTCTGAACTACCAGACTATATCCGCCACTCATTGTAGTGAGTGTGGCGATCCCATAGATGAACGAAGACGTCTGGTCGTTCAGGGTTGTCGGACTTGTGCAAGTTGCCAGGAAGATCTGGAGCTTATCAGTAAACAGAGAGGTTCGAAGTGAGCGAAATTAACTCTCAGGCACTGCGTGAGGCGGCAGAGCAGGCAATGCATGACGACTGGGGATTTGATGCGGACCTTTTCCATGAGCTGGTAACACCATCGATTGTGCTGGCGCTGCTGGATGAACGGGAATCCCAAAACAAGCGTATTGCAGAACTGGAGAAAAGCGAAGAGCAACTCATTAATGAGCGTGACCATGCTGAGTCTGCTTTAGCTGATATGTACTTTGCAGCAACCGGGGATAGGCCTGAGTGGAGTAACTGTTTCAGTTTTTCAGATGCTGTCGATGCCGTGGTTGACAGAATTGCTGATTTAGAAGCTAAACAGCCATCGCCAGTAGTGCCGGAAGAAAAACCAATGCCGAACCCTCTTAGCATGTACGCGGTTGATGCTGTTGCCGCTATTGCAGAGGTGAGAGGATGGAACGCCTGCCGTGCAGCCATGCTTAAGGGGGATAAATCATGATTAATCGAACCAAACTGGAGCACATCCTCGAGTATGCCAGGCAGCAGAGACGCTTTGGCCAGCTTTGTAAAATTCTGCCAGGAGATATGGTTGAAATCGTGGAGATTGCCATGCGTAAGACTGGCAACTCTCCGGTAACTCCGGATAGTTGGATAAGCTGTAGTGAGCGAATGCCGAAAAAGAATCAGAACGTACTTATTTCGGTGAATTTCGATAGCTCTCTGGTTGAGCCGCTAATATGCTCCGCTCGCTATACCGGAAGCACCTTTCGGCGCGGAGATGCAACGATTAAGCCGGGTAATGGTATTGAGCAAGCAACTCACTGGATGCCGCTACCGGAACCGCCGCAGGAGGTGAAATGATGCTTGGCCTGAAGTATTTTCAGTGGTAGGAATCGCAATGGCGGTTGCCGCCGTTCTTATCTGGGGATAAGAATCGGTTTGCGGAAAGAAGAGACCTACGAAAATTTCGTAGGTCAGAAAAACGGGGCTGAAATAGAA